AAATAAAAAACAAATTACTATAAAACCATATAATTTAATAATTAGCACAAATTATTATAAAAAAGAAATAGCTAAATACTATTATTATTTTACTTGTAATAACGCAGATAACTATCCAAGACTTATACAGCATATTATTCCAAACGCGAGGTATGATGTAAGCCTAATATATGATTTATTAATAATACTAGTAATACTAATAATATTGATAGTATTATTAGTATATTTAAATATTATAAATTATTTTTGGATTGGTTATTTATTTGGTATAATATCTATTACTATACAAAACTATTATATTATATGATTTATTAATTTTAAAGTTTAGATTTATACTTCTCCTCATTATCCTCAATTTCATATTTTAGTGCTTCAAGTTCTTTTTTAAAATCTTTCATATGCACAACAAGATCAGCTGATGATTTCATTAATGTTGTTGTAGTTGGACCAAGCATTCTTAACCCCATATTCTTTTTATTTGCAATTATAGTATCTATGTATTTATCCAATTTATCTGATTCAATACTTTCTTTTAATTTTTCTAGAGAGAACTTTAATTCGAGAATATAGATTGCTAAATCTTTTATTTTTTGTATTTGTTGTATTTGTTGTTTATCCTTAGACATAATTATATATTATATATTATAGATTATATATTATTTAATTTTTGTAAGTTTTCTGTTTTTTATGCCTTTTTTGCCTTTTTTGTCTTTTTTCTGTTTTTTTATGTTTATTATGTTTTTTTGTTTTTTTACCGCCACCAACAGTTGCTGCTGGCTTAGTCTTAAACCTTGTAAAGTATGAACGTGGCAATACGCTGCTAGCGCCTGTTTTTGCACCTTTAAACATTCCACTATTATTATAACCAACTGCTCCCGCTGCGGCTCCCTTTAATCCACCAAGGGCTCCTGCCGTTATTCCTGCCGCTCCAGCAGTCGTAGCCCCTGCTACAAGCCCCACTGTTCCAAAAAGACCTTTGCCTAAGTTATAAAGTCCTCTAATGCTTTGCTTAGGTGCCTGATAAAGCGCATTAATTAGTTTGCCTGTATTTGATTTTTCATTATCTTTATAAGTTTCATTTTCGTTTGTTTTTTTCTGGATTGTACTTGTAATATTATCAAACTCCGCTATATTTGTATTATTTATATTGTATATTATTTTATCACAATTATCAATCATTTCTCCTAATGGACCAGTTAAGGCTTTAAGGTAATTTTTAATTTCAGCTGAGTTAGTTGACATAGTTGACATAGTAATATATATATATTATATAATATATAGATATAAAACTTTAAAAAATATATATATGAAAATATTAAGTATTGATGTTGGTATTAAAAACTTAGCATTTTGTCTAATAGAAACAATAGAAACAATAGAAACAATAGAAACAATAGAAACAATAGATTTAAATGTTAACGCATATAAAAATTTTAAAATTATTTATTGGAATATTATAAATCTTTCAGAAGATAAAAAATATTGTAATTGTAGTACTTTAACAAAAAAAATACTAAAACAATGTATTAAACCAGCTTTTTTTTTTAAAGACGATAAATTATTTTGTAAAATACATGCTAAAAATTCAAATTATTTATTGCCAGAATCAATACCTAAATATAAATCGCTTAAATTAGACGAATTAATTAATTTATGCAATCAATACAATATTAAATATTCTGAATTAACTAAAAGTGCATTAATAAAAACCATTGATACATATATAGAAAAAAATGGTTTAATAACATTGCCAAAATTAAATTGTAATACTATTAATTTAATAGAAATAGGCAAATCAATAAAAACTAATTTAGATAATTTAAATGAATCAACTAATTTATTTATGAATATTGACTATATATTAATTGAAAATCAAATAGGTCCCATTGCAAATAGAATGAATAGTATTCAAGGAATGTTAACTCAATATTTTATAATGAAAGGACTTTATAATATTAAGTATGTATCCGCATCTAATAAATTAAAAAATTTAATAGAAAAAAATACAAGTTATAGCGAGAGAAAAAAACAAAGTATATTAATTGCTAAAGCTATACTTATTGAAAAAAATATTGATACAAAATATATTGATTTTTTTGAATCGCATAGTAAAAAAGATGACTTAGCTGACTCATTATTGCAAGCAATATGGTTTCTTAAAGAAAATTAAATATTTATTTATTAAATATTTATTTATTTATTTATTAAATAATTAATTAATTATAATTAATTAATTATAATTTCGTAATACTTAAAATTATATGTTCTAATTTAATTATAATGAATTCTTTAGAACCGGTAGTTATTGAATTAGATGGAAATAATAAAAATGAAATCTCTTTAACAAATGATTCGGGTATCAATGCTAAATCATCTATTAATTTTGGAGGTGGGATAGAGTTATTGATGAATGATAAAAAACGTGGAGGCTCTAATAAAACATTAGGCGACTTAAGCGAACTTGAAAATGAATTAAATGAATTGTCTACTAATATTAACGAAAAAAGTGTAGAAAATACTAGAGATAATATTTTTAATAAAGCAATCAATATTAATTTTAAAGATAGTAATAAAACAATAGAGAAGGAAGATCCAACTGTATCAGATGAAAGTAATTTAGGAAAACAAACATTTGGCAATATTAATAATACAAAAACGTGGGATGGATATGGAAAAGTACATCCAATACCAAATGACGCAGATGAACCACAATTAACGAAAGAAGAGTTGGTTAGAGAAAAATTTAAATTTTTAAGAAGGTTAGAAGATTTAGAGAGAAAAGGAGCTACTTTAACAAAAAAATATACAATGGACTCACCTCTACAAGAACTTCAAGGTGAATATGAAATGATTATTTCTGAAAAAGAAAAAAGCAACAGTATTAAGTTTCAAGGAAAAATGTTAATGGCGTGTGTTACTGGGCTTGAGTTTTTAAATAATAAGTTTGACCCATTTGATATTAAAATGGATGGTTGGGGTGAACAAGTAAATGAAAATATTAGTGATTATGATGAAATTTTTTCTGAATTACACGAAAAATATAAATCAAAAGCCAAAATGGCTCCTGAATTAAAATTATTATTTCAATTAGGAGGTTCCGCAATAATGGTACATATGACAAATACAATGTTTAAGTCCGCATTGCCAGGTATTGATGATATAATGAAACAAAATCAAGAACTTATGAAACAATTTTCACAGGCAGCGGTTAACTCAATGGGCGAATCTAATCCGGGATTTGGAAACTTTATGAATAATTTTATTCCTGGAAATAATAATATTCCAAATCCAAATATTGGAACCCCTCCGCCTCCACTTGAAACACAAACTATAAAAAGTGACCGATATGCTATTCCAAAAAATAGACCAGATTTAATGTCTTCCAAAAAACAAAATGGAATTAGTATAGAAGAGAGATTTGCTTCGCTTGATTCATCTGATAATATTAAAACTCCTGCACCCCCTAGAAGACAAGAAATGAAAGGACCACGTGATATTAATGATTTATTATCTGGATTAAAAAGCAAATCGGTTGCTATTCCCGATTATAAAGAAAGAGAAGAAAGAGATCCAAGCACTGTCAGCATTTCTGAGTTAAAAGAATTAAACAGTCAAAAGCAGCCAAAATCGAACCGCAAACAATCTAATAGTCAAAAAAACACAATTAGTTTAGATTTATAATTAAGCAATATTAAGCAATATAAAGTTAAAAATTGAATTATTATAATAATTATTATAATTAGTATAATAATACTACTTAGATGAGTGAAGAAACAACTTATATTTTATTAGATACTAGTTATTTTATATTTTATCGGTATTATGCTTTAGTAAATTGGTGGAAGTTAGCAATGCCGGAACTTCCGCTAGGAAATCCAATTCAGAATGAAGAATTTGTTAGTAAATTTACAAAAACGTGCATTAATAAAATTAAAGAAATGCCTACAAAACTAAAAATAAAAAATAATAAAAATAAAAATAAAAATATTAAAATAATTGCTTCTTTAGATTGTCCTCGAAATGATATTTGGAGAAATAATATTTATGATAATTACAAAGAAACTCGTGTATATAATAGCGAATTTCTAGGCGGCCCATTCTTTAAGCTTGGAATTAATATAATTAAAGAAATGAACATTCCAACATTTCACCATAACCATTTAGAAGCTGATGATATTAATGCTTTAATTTGCAAACATTTGTTAAATAAATATAATAACATTATGATTTATATAATTGCAAGTGATATGGATTATTTACAATTAGTTTCAGAAAAAGTTAAAATAATGACGCTTCAATATAAAGATATTACTACAAGCAAACATTGTTCTGGAAGTCCTGATTTTGATTTATTTAATAAAATAATTAGTGGAGATAAAAGCGATAATATTAGTCCTGTTTTTAAAAAATGTAATCATTCAACGATTGTCAAATATTATAATGATAAAACATTATTTGAA